AAGGGGCAGATTGATTAATTATATCAAAAAATACAAAGAGGGGCAGTAGTTGACAATCGGTGGGCTTTGTTCTATAATTAGTATGTAAGCAAACAACTCAAACAGAAAGGCTTTACAATTAAAATTTCCTACAAAAAGGACTAAAAATTATGACTAAATTTGCTGCTTTCATATTTTTATTATTAACATCAATCATATGGGTTCCATTGCTCTTTATATTTTTTGCGTTGTTATTTGGATCAATTTCGTGGGGAACGGTATTGGCAATTTTAATCATATCTGTTATAGTGTTATTAAATAAAAAATTTCCACAAAATAAAGAGCAGTAGCCAATGATGCTACAATAGAATAGACACAGGCACGGTAGGAATGGGAATGGAAGAACCTATCGTGTCTGTGTCCTATGGTCCAGTAGTTCAGTTGGTTAGAACGCTACCCTGTCACGGTAGAGGTCGTCGGTTCAAGTCCGATCTGGATCGCCTTGGCACTATCGTCTATCGGCTAGGACATCGCCCTTTCACGGCGGAAAGACGGGTTCAATTCCCGTTAGTGCTGCAACGTAAAGTTATGCTATGATAGGCTTATGGAAAAAAAATATTTAGATGAAGATAAGCAAGTTTGGATTATTGAAAATTTTCTTACTCAGGAAGAATTGACATGGTTTAAAGAACAAACAGACGATCCAAATGGTTGGTATCCTACAATGAGATCACCTTATAGAAATATTTTAAATAAGTTTTTAAATATTGTGCCTCGATATGATGAAACTGGTAACATAGAATTTCCTAACGAAACTTCTGAGGTTTTAGATTTACCAATTTTTACAAAACCAGACGGTGTTTGGCAAAGACTTGAATCTGTTTTACCACCTGTATATGGAAGACATGCAACATTACAAAGTTTTAAGTATATGACAGATGAAGAGATTGTAGAAGCAGCGAATGAAAGCATGTTAAGAGAGTATCAGGTTAAGCGTGAAGAGATAGATTTTGCCATGTTCTGGCATCAAGATCCCGATCATGAACAAAACATTGTTTGCTCTTTTAGCCTTTATTTAAACGATGATTTTGATGGTGGGGAGTTAGAGTTTGCAGAAGTTCCTATTAAACTAAAACCAAAGGCTGGAACTCTTGCAGTAATACCTGGTGGGCATAAGTATAGGCATAGGGTAAATAAAGTATTAGGCCCTAACTCAAGACATACCCTATATGGAAATTCATTTATAGACCCCTCTAAAATACCCCAAAGCACTAAAGATGACTGTTAAAATGGTGTTATAATAATCCTATAATTATCAGGAGGTAATTGATGAAATCAATATATGATATCGAGTTGACATCAGCCGAAGGCCAACCACATTTCTTGCAGCAATTTAAGGGCAAGGCAGTTATGCTTATTAATACTACAGTTGGTTGCGGAAACGCTGGTCAAATGGAGTCTATCCAATGGATACAAGAAGATCTTGGCGGACAAGATTTTTCTGTTGTTGCAATCCCAACCAATGATTTTTGTGGACCAAGCATTACGAAGGGTAAGTGGTCTAAGGGCATTACATGTGGTTTGGATTCAAAGAATTACGGCATAGATGTTTATGGCGTTACATTTCCATTTTCAGAAATGATTACATCTAATCCTGCAGACATTCCATTAGAGGCCCCATGGCTTGGCAAAGGTCCAGGGCTTAATGGTAACGGTGAACCTTTTGGAGAAAGACACGAACTTTATCTAGAAGTTTCAAGGCAAGTCGTAGCGATTCAAGAAAAAATAAGAGAAAATAATATTGTACAAAAAACAGATTATGAGTCAAGATATTTAAATGAACACAATGGTGGCGTTACAATGAATTGTAATTTTGAAAAATATTTAATTGACAAAGATGGCTACGTTGTAAAACACTATCCTTGTACAACTTTAAACTATGATGTTGAACGAACACTAAAACAAGATCTTGCAGAAAAACACATTCTTGCACAAATGGGTCCAGACCGATCTCCTTCAATTTTTGAGGAAGAGAATCGGGTTATTCGTGATCATATTAAGCGTCTTATGAATGGTGAAAAATCAATTATCAATCCTAACAATATAGTAATAGAAGCATTTCCCGAACTACTTGCAGTTTAATAAAAATATCAACATTCTCCTTTATGATATACTTAATGTATAACATAAGGGAGAATTTTTTATGAGCATATATAGTTTATGTTTTACGGATAACAATAACCAGAACATAAGTTTGTCAACTTTTAAAGACAAGAACATACTTATTGTAAATACTGCTAGTCATTGTGGTTATACCAGTCAGTACGCTGACCTACAAAATGCACAAAGCAAATCGTTGGTAGTCCTTGGCTTTCCATGTAATCAGTTTGGAAATCAAGAGCCAGGAACAACAGAACAAATAAAACAATTTTGTGAGACAAATTTCGGTGTCACATTTCCTATTTCTGAAAAAATTGAGGTAAATGGTCCAAATGCTCATCCAATATATAAATATTGTAAAGATAAAGCCAAAAACGGACAAGATATTGGTTGGAATTTTGAAAAATTTTTAGTATCTGTTGACGGATCTATCACTCATTATCCTAGCCAATGTCAGGTATCAGAAATTTTAAAAAGTTTGTAAAATTATAATGAATTTAGAAAATGAAATAAAAAACATACTTTTTGAAATTGGTAAAGAAATAAAACTTCATAAATTAATTGATGGTAATCTTATTGTTGAAATTGATTATGACAAATATACAGTTCAAATAATGGAACTTATGACTAAATATCTTTCTGAGAATTAGGATGCCAAAATAAAGAATTGTCTGAATATATTTCTGTATCATAGTTAAAATTTTGATAAATAAATGCCTTATCCAAATCATCAAGTTTGTTAAATAAATTTTCTGATGCAGGATTTTTAAAATATTGTTTGTCAATTAATGAAAAATCTGAATTTAATTTTATTTGTAAATCATCAGACATTTTATTTATTAATAAAGAATAATCCATCGTCTGAAAATCTTTATGTCTAATCATTAAGTTAGTCCTTTTAATTCTTTTATATATTAAGTCAATGTCAAACGGCTTATTGTTGTTGTATTCTCTGCGAGACGTGTGTAAAATATGATCGCCATTGGGCTCTAAAAGAAAGTTCTGGGCTTGAAAATTTTTTAAATATTTTAACTCATTCATAATACTATAAATTTCTTGTTTGTCAATCTCTAAATTTTTTGCTTCTTCTGCAACTATAAAGTTTTGAATTTGATTCATTAATCCTTTTTCATTGACAAGCATATGTGCAATAATACTAACAAAATGCTCTGCAGGATCCCTAAAGATACTAATAATGTAGGTTTGATCATCTATTGCGTTATGCCATCCGCCATGTTTTAAAACAGTTTCTGGCAAAGTTATTAGTTCTATGCCGTTATCTTTTAAACTTTGATTAATAGGATTGAGGATGTACTTAGTTAAAAACCTACCACCAGTTTTTGGTATATGTAAAAAATAAACTTTGTTATATTTTAACATCAAGATTTCTTTGCTTTGCTGTACTCTCCATACTTGCCAAGGACTGCTTTTACTGTTCCATCTTTGCGAAGACGAACAACATATCCATCTTTAATTTGTATTGGATTAAATTTACGATGAGGACTATACTGCCCAGAGGACATTATTTAGCCCTTAATGTTTTTAATTTATGTGCAACGATTGTGTCTGTAGGCTTTCCATCACGATACAATTTAATGACTGCTGCGGGATCTTCTTTAGTACCGCTAACGGTTACGTCTGCTCCTGGAACCTTATACTTACCATTAGTAATAATTCTTGTTATCTTACCTTCTGCTTTACCGCCAGAAGAATTCCAAGACACCATAGATCCAACGCCAACACCCTTAAACATTTCAGTAAGTTGTGTTACTCTGTTATGTGTTTTTGCAAAGTTAGCAAACAATGCTTTATCTTTTTCAGCATTTACGATTCTCCTTGACCAAGAATAGCCAGCATCCCCACCCCATGCTAACCACATAATGTACCCATTAGACGGATTGGATTGATTTGCCCAATCCTTCCCCTTTTTGTCTACTTCATGACGAGAAAAATAAGAATACATTCTTTTAACTGTGCTTAATGAAAGGGATTCGCCTCTGGCTAATTGTCCTGCACGAGTCCATCCTACTGATGTTCCAGCACCTTTTGCCTTGCCTTGTTCTTTAAATCTAATTGCTTTTCTTGCTGCCGACCTTGCGCCTGCTGGCGGAGAATATCCATCGGCCTTTGAAACAGAGTCTGTATCATAAACAACTGTATCGTCGTCTTCCCAAAGATCGTCTGCCTTTTTAGCAGGTACACAGTTAGGAACCATGCGTCCACCGCTTCCTGGCTTCATGCCACGCATTACGTAGCCAGACCAACAAGGGGCCTTTTTCTCTAGTTCTTCTGGACAGCATTCAGACATATTAATAGTATACCATAGATTGTGATAGAATTGTACAATGGAACAAAACCTAACCCCAGAACAACAGGCAGAAATCATAGCAAATCAGATTATTCAAGCCACCAAAAATAGGATTGTTAATCTATTAAAGCCTCAACTAGATCGTATTGCTGCAGGACACCATCATTTTGACCAAGGGCTTGCTGACGCCATTATTAAAGATATCAGAAACGCATAATAAAGGAGCAGTTTATCCACATGCTCAGGTGGCAGTATGACAATACTGTTACTTACTTGATTTTAATTGCTTTGGGCTTCTTCTCTTCGGGAATGTTTCTTTCCACAAAGATATTAAGAACGCCGTCTGCCATTTCAGCACGATCAACCTCCATATACTCTCCAAGAGCAAAGGTGCGTGTGAACTTTCTGGTTGCAATACCCTTATGTAGGACATTTGTAGAGTCCTCTTCTGTTTTCTCACCCTTGATAATTAAACTTCCATTATCTACAGAAACCTCTACCTCACTCTTGCCAAAACCAGCAAGTGCTAAAGATAGTTTGTAGGTGTCCTCATCAAGTTTTACCACATCATATGGTGGATAGGATTGACGAGTTGCCTCACGGTGGATATTTGAAAGACGGTCTAACTCTCTGTTAAAACCAATAAAAAATGGATCCTTAAATAGATCCAATGCAAATGAACTTACCATGTTTCCTCCTTATTAAGCGAGTTCAATTTGTACCCCCCATTGAGCAGGTACAGTATATTAAACGTAATGGGGCACGGAATTATTCCCGACACCCCATTATGATTTTATGTTATAGATGATTTGCTGAAGTTCCGCCACCGCCACCAGAAGATTTCTTCTTTTTGGCTGGAGCCTTTTTTGCAGCAACTTTCTTTTCTAACTTCTTAAGTTCTGTATCAACAACAGTTGCTACCAAACCGAATGTTGGATCCTTTTTGTCAATTGCTCTAATTGCTGGTCCTGCTACTGCAATTGCGCCAGCCAACAAAAGTCCCTCTATTCCAAG